TTATCAGCCATTGTGCCTCACTTGGTGTCAGTCAGCACAGTTACATCAAGTAGGTAACTGTGCGCGGCCGAGGTTATTCGGCCGGAGAGCCCTCAGGAGCGGGCTCAGGATCGGGTTGAGTCGGACCAGAGGGCGGCGGCCCTGCATAGGGCTCAGGATCGCCCTCAGGGCGTTCTAGGATACCGAGAGAATAGAGTTCCTCGGCATTGTCCGGGTTCTGGACGAAATCGAGATATTGGACGGGATCGTTCTCGAATCGGGACCGGATCGATGACGGAAGGCTCTCAAATAGTTCCATCGCCGATTTGACGATGTTGAGACTTTCCTGAAAGTCAACGGGACCCGGAAGATCGACATATTGAGGCCGACGATCATTGACGTGCTTGATAAGACCCGTTTTCTGATATTTCTTAAGGATATTGTTGATATCGCATTCGTCCTTGGCGGACTGAATAACGCGAGATTTTTTCCCGGTTGAAAAGCCAACACGTTCCCGATCAAAAGCGGAACGGATTTTAACGGATTCAGACATAACGGCTCCTTAGCAGCGTTTTAACGACGGATCGTGATTAAAAGGTTACCCGGGCACGCCTTCGGCGTAAAGGGGCTCGGCAATTAGTTCGTCCAGTGACGCCAAAGATCGTCAGTACCCTTTTTAAGACGACGCATGAAATCCGATACCGGAGTATCAGCGTTGTAATTTTGGGTTTTGGAACCCTTCAGAGGGGGTAGACGCTTTCGTTCGACACGACGGCGATCAGCTTCCCGTTTAGCAGAGCGCGCCATTTGCGCGGCCGAATGGGCGTTATTGCCTAACGGACTGTCGCCGAATTGACGAAATTTTTTATAGCGCTCCTCCGCGAGTTTAGCGTCTGCCTTCGCAATTTTCGTTTGTTCACGTTGAAGTGCAACCGCCGAGGCGGTTTGAGGAATATTTTCGAAAGGTGTGAGCGGATTTTGAGCGGCAATAGAAGCACCAGGACTGGTGGTGGCGCCGCCCTGGCGATAGGCAAGAATAGGATTGAGACCGGCTTTACGCATGTCCGCCATACCGCGTTGATACGCGGTATTGGACATATAAAGCTGATGATCCATCTGCCGTTGAGAAATCTCCCGGTTCGCCTGATTGGTCTTACTTTGACCATAGGCCGAAACAGCGGAGCTACCAATGGCGGCAGCTATAGCACCCCACGCCATTAGAAGTGGTCCATAAGCCCGGGCACGCCGTAGAGCGGCATAGGCCGAGCGCAGCGAAGTTCGAAGAAAGAATCCCATAACATATCCGGTTCAGAGGTGACGGCCACGACGCGATCAACAGGCGGATTATCCTGAATGAATGCGTCGTTAAGCACGGGCAACGACGAGAAGTCTTGGGCCAAGTGCCAAGTATCAAGAGAGGTCGCGTGATTTGAACGAAACTGGCCGGTGATGACCGAGGGTTTGTAGCGATATTCGGCGAAACGTTCCTGATAGCCGAACACATCGTCATCGGTCGCAGCAAGAGAACCCTGAGCATAGATTTCTTTATTCAAAATAGCCTGTTCGCCGATATGGGCGAGCGCAGGCCAATAGAAATCCCACCGAGTAGAACGAGACCACATACGATTGAGACCCTGTTGATAGTTCAGGTCCGCACGAATGGAGACAAGCCCGATAATAATGCAATGCTCCGTAAAGGATTTGGTGAAACCATGGCCAGAAGCAGTAACAGTCCCAAATCCAGACAAATTACCCTGTGGACTGGTCGCATCCGTCGAGGAGGTCTGCGCAACAGGATCGATATTGATCGGCGATTGACCGCCGCCAAGATATTCCGGACGCTGAAGACGAGCATCCGGGGACGTGACACCGAAATGAGAACGAATAATCTCCGTGTACCGGGTACCACCGCGAGCATCGCGTTCATACAGTTTTTGGATTTGAAACGCTTGACGAAGCTGATTAATCGTCGCGGCCGACGCGTCAGAGAGATCAGCGTAAATGTTAGGCCAACCAGAATTGTCAGGGTCTTCTTCGACCCAGAGCCGGGAACCTGAGCCAGTTCCCACTTCCTGAAGCGTGAGACCGGACATCGTAGCCGGGTTGTTCATACGCTGAGTCGTGCCGGTAGCAGCATAGGCTGCATTCGAATCGATCCCGAGGCCGTGAATAGGCGCTGTGGTTCCAAGAGGAAGATCCACGCTTTCGCCCTTCTGGGGCCAAGGTAGCGCCGAGGTGAAATAGTCGTGGCGTTTCCCGCGGCGCAACAGAACGTAATCCGCAGGATCGTCGGGACCGTCATCGGTATCAACAACGACACTGTCTTGAAGATTCTGATCGCGAAACCACTCATTCCATATGAGATTATAGGCACGATGCGGTAACGACATGTGTTCAAGGTCGGGAATTTCGGTCGGGAGACCGAAATAGTCGTGAAGTGAGCCCGCTGTATAGCCAGTAACGGCAGTCGACGTCATCGTCGGAACAACAAAATCCGTACTATCCGCCGGATTCGCCTGTTCACCATTGAACTTTTGCCAATTGTCCCAGATCAGCCGAATCGGGACGGCAAAGAAGAACGTATTGGCGAACATGTTGTCCATGAATGGATGAATCGGAGTGGCCAACCGGCCAAAGGCCGTCATACGAAGGTTGAAAGTGTCCCCCGGTAATGCCTCATCAAGAAAGATCGGCACAAGATACCCCGCATCAAATGTCGTCTTATATCCGTGGCTCCGATCAAACGAAGATCGAGGGATATCCGCATGAGGGATTTCGGAAAACTTGTGTTGCATCACCGAAGGGACGTTCATGTTTCTAGCTTTCGATTGGTAACGAGGATTCGGGCAATTCTACATACTTTTTGAACTCTCGTGCAAGCCCGAGGTTAACCGGGCTATGAGTTTCAAAAGAGCAGCTGGAATCGTCAAAAGTGCCGATCTCGAACAGTGCGAAATCATCCGGATATTTACAGAACATCGAATTCGGATCGTTACAAGATTCGCTGAACGACCGGATCGCAGTCCCTTTGGACTGAGAGTAGAAAGGCGGTAGGTAGGATTCCGCCTTGTTGTCGCGAACAGTGTAAATTTTATGGATCATTGGTTTTCCTCATAGGTGCGGGGAAGTTTATGCAGCTTCGCGTTTAGCACCTTTTCACGAACGCGGAGCCGCTCCGGGGTATTATTATCTTCGTGCCGGCGAGCATTGATAACGCGCCTAGCGCGTAATCTACGCCATGACGAAGGCTGTTCAATCTCAAATTGCCGATCATAGTATTTAGGCGGCCTGACGGCCTTGCCATTGATTATAACTTCATCGTTCTGGAAGGGCTCATAGTTATATTTTTCGAGCCACCCCTTACCGATTCCGGGGCGACGGGACATAGTTATAAATTCGGGAGTGGGGTTGATTATTTCACCGGAGAGATCATCGACATATTCATAGTGGTCGGATGCCATTTCTCCGTTGATTTTTTTCATAATGTAGCGGGCAACATAAGCCGCAGATTGGAATGTGACGTCGCCGATTAAGGTATGCCCTAAAGGATATCCAGAGACAGGATCGGACCAAATAGAGCTAAGCTCCTCGGAAGTGTAATACCGATTATCATTCTGGATTTTGAACAATTCACGATCTTTAAAATCGTGATTGAACAGACAAGCATGATAGTGAGGCCGACTAAATTTCTCGCCATATTCGCCGCAGGCGAAGAAGCGAATGCCGGGACCATATTTTTTCCTGAGCCGTTTCATAAACAACTGGAATTCCCGAACACTGACGGAACGATCCGCAGGTAGGAATTGTTCGCTGTAGGTCAGCGTGATGAAGCAATTGTTTTCGTAAAGGCTCGCTTCGTGAAAGCATCTAATTGCCCATTGCCGAGACCGCTCAAGGCGGCATCCGGTACATTGTCCACACGGGACGGTTACAGGTAGATCTTTATATCCAGCACGATCGTTAAAAACGATCTTTCTCTTACCAGACTTTGTGACCTCGCGCGATCGATAGCCCTTCAACGGGGTAAAGCAGGGCATCAATCAAAGGCGGTAGCCGCCACGCATCGGGCGGGCGATAACGTTCCGTCCGTGAGTTTTTTTGGCTGTTCGTGAGAACAGCTTCTTGGATTTAGATTTCTTCATGCGATGACGCTTCATTTTAACCTCCGGTTAGAAGACGTGCGATTGAGGAGAACAACCCGACATATTCGGGCTGAAATACGGATAATAGGATATCCGACACAGCGCCCGCCGCAACAGCGTAGGACGCATTTTTCCCGTTTAGAAGCTTACGGTGTTTTTCATATTTATCAGCCATTGTGCCTCACTTGGTGTCAGTCAGCACAGTTACATCAAGTAGGTAACTGTGCGCGGCCGAGGTTATTCGGCCGGAGAGCCCTCAGGAG